GTTCATGCCCCCGCCCCCAGTGCCCGGTTAGTGGCCTCACGAGCGGCCTTGAAGGTCGCGTTCTGGAGTCTGGTATCCCCGCGACGGATGGCGGCTTGAAGCTCGGCCAGGGCCTTGGCGCGTTCGGCGCGTATGGCTTTGCGGGTGAGGTAGCGGGTGATTGCGCGGATCATGCGGCTACCGTGTCAAAGAGCGATGGCGTTACGCCCTTGGCGTTCGCTTCCCGTAGGTTCTTGACGGCCTGATCGTAATAGGTCGGGTTCAGTTCGGTGCCGATAAACCGGCGCCGTTCCTCAAGCGCCACCCACCCTTCGGACCCGATGCCCATGAAGGGCGAATAGATGACCTCGCCAGGAGCGGACCAAAGCGTAATCGCCCGGCGCGTGATGTTCAACGGCATCGGGCAAAGGTGCTTAACGGCGTCCTCGTCCTTGGCCGCTTTGACGTTTAGGACGTCGGTGGCGCGCAAGTCGTAGTCACCGCGCCCCGACTGCCCGAGCTGGTAATTCCAGATCGTCTCACCATCCCAAACCGGGGACGCTTCCTGCTGCCAAAGTTCGGTAGGGTAGTCGGGGTTGACCAGCGGCCTGACGTGTTCACGGTTGGAATCGTCCGCCCACTTCCGAAATATCATCAGATACTCGGGCATCCCGACGCGGCAAAAGCTGGCGTCAGCGCGGCGCGTCTTACGCAACAGGCCGTGAGCGTTCGTCTTGCCGCGCTCAAGAACCGGATCGCGCCAGATCGTGATCCTGCAGTGAAATGACCAGCCCTCCTCAACGTGGATTCGGGAGCAAAGGTCAGAGAACGGGCGAAGTCCGCTATCGCCCCGCTCGCTCGATCCCTGATAATAGGGGATGTCCTTGACGTGGATTGCGGACAGTCGCCCAGGCCGCGTAAACCGCAACTTCTCCCGGACCAGATAGCGATAGCACTCGGCGAACTGATCGTCGTTTTCGACGTTCCCCATATCGCGCTCGGAATCCGAGTAGGTGTAAATGTTGGAAAACGGCGGGCTGTAGACTGTCAGGTCTATCGAGTTGTCGGGCAGATCGCGGGCGAACTCCACGCAATCGGCGTTGTACGCCGCCCACTTGTCGCCAATCTCCTGCTTGAGAACATCCATTCTAGGCTCCGATGAATTGGGGAAGCCGCGCCTTCACAGCGGGCCGGTAAGTGACGTATCCGCGATTGTGGACGACGGCCTCGGCCATCGCCTTTTTCATCGCAGCCTTCATGCCTTCGTGGTCATCGGCCTTGCGGCTAATGATTGACCAGATCGCGTTCTCGGTATCCGAGCCGACGACGTGAACCTGAACCGGGCGCGTTTGTCCAAAGCGGTGACACCGCCTAACGGCCTGGTAGTATTGCTCATACGAAAACGAGAGCCCGACAAAGGCCATCCTGGCGCAATGCTGCCAGTTCAGGCCGTGGCCGGCGATGCTTGGCTTTGTGATTAGGATGCGAGCGGCGCCGGTCGAAAACGCCTCTAGCTTGGCTTCCTTTTCCTCAGGCGACATTGACCCGCGAACCTCAATCGCGTCCGGTATCCGCGCCGCCAGGGCGTCGGCCTCGTAGTCCGTCTCGCACCAGATAATCCACGCCTCGCCCGGCTCGTCGGCAACCACGGACGCCACCTGATCGGCGCGCATATCGGCGGTGAGTCGCTTCTCACGGTGGATCGACGTTGCGGACGTGTCGGGGATGCGGAAAAGCCGCGCTTGCCCGTCACGATCCTCGCCAGCGTCAACCGAGGTGTCGGCGCGCACGACGTGCTGAAACACCTTCAATTCGGGAAGGTCATAGCCAACGTCGCTAAACCCAAGGTCCGAGGGACGGGTCACACACCGCGCCCATGAGGCCATCCAGCGCCAGAAGTCGGTCACACCCGGCTTTTTGATGCGGTATTTTCCCATGTTCGCTTGGTCCGCAAAAAACCATCGGGCGAGCATGTCGGTGGATTCCATGACGCCGAGGAACTGCGACTGCTGCCCTAGTTCCATGTGGTCATTCGGCGCCGGCGTAGCGGTCGCGGACAGGCGATAGGGCGTTGCCTTGAACCTAGCCATGAGCGCGCGGGTTGTGGCGCCGGTGAAGCTCTTTAGGATTGACGACTCGTCCAGCACCACGCCGGAAAAATCGCAGTCGGCAAACTTCGCAAGCCGGTCATAGTTCGTGATATAAACGCGCGGCCCGGTGACTTGCTCGGGCTCGCGTATCGCCTTGGCGTCAACACCCCACCGATCCGCCTCGCGTTGATGTTGCCCGGCCACCGCCAACGGCGCCAGCATCAGGACGGGCTTGTTCGTGTGTTCCACGATCACGCGCCCCCATTCGAGCGCGGAAAACGTCTTGCCGAGGCCAGTGTCTAGAAAAAGCGCGGAACACCCCGTGCGGAGTGAAAAGTCCACGCAATGCGACTGCAGATCGGACAGGCTAGAATTGAGCGGCGGGGTGTTGGAAAGCCCGCGAGGCTGAAACGCTAGAGCCTTCGCGGCTATCATGTCGTGATATGCGGCGAGACCACCGCCGCAATTGGTCGGGGCGCGGTGGGGAGAGGGACACCGCGCCCCTATCGCGCTGGCAATGGGCTCGCCTTGCGCGGGTTTCATGCGGCACGCTCGGAGGCGGCTTTGGCAATCAGCACCTCCCACACCGCAGCGCCGCGACCTTCCGCGCGCCAGATGCTCGGCGGGATGCCTGCAACTTCCTCGATACGGAGGGCCAGGTCCAGCGACGGCGACTTTGCGCCCGTCACCAGCTGCGACGTGTAGCTCGGGGTGAGCCCGACCTTGTTGCGCAGCGCGTCGGAGAGGGCCTTTCGGCCTATTGCTTCGGTATCCATGCCGCTTTGTCGCCGCGAACGGAAAGCGCGTCAAGTTATTTGTTTATCCCGAATAGGGCTTGACCGCGCCGTGATGGCGTGCGCTTATACGTCAACAAACGGAGAGAACCGATGACCACCGAACGCGCCTTTGTTGGATACCGCGCCCCCAAGTCGGCCCTAGGCGGCCTTCAGAACGGCTACCAGACGCCGCGCCGCAAGCAGGACTGGTCGGACGGTGAGACCGTCAAGGTCGGCTTCCTGACGCTGGAAGTGGTCGAGAAGGTCGGCCCTGACTACCGCCTCTGGAACCCGAACAACGGCAAGACCTACACATTCACGCCGCACCTCGGCCTGTCGAGCGGTTGGGAGGCGTAGATGCACCAGATCAACGCCACCATATCCCTAGAGTTCGAGCTTGAACTGTCGGGAACCTACATTCGCGCCGAGCGTGATCGGGGGCCGGAATATGGCAGCACCGCCGGGCCGGGCCATGACGCCTACGCCGAAGACGCCGAGGTCACTGGCCTGTTTGTCGAGGTTCTGAGCCGCGACCACTACGGCCTGCCGGTCTACCGCGACGGTCCCGAGCCAATCTACTTCCGGCGGCAATACGACCGCGTGGACGTTCTCGCCAAGGTCTCACCGGAGGCTCGGCGAGAGGTGTTGGACGCGCTCTCCGCCATTATCAGCAACGAAGCGGCGCAGGCCCTGATCGAAGCGGAGGTCGCATGACCCGCTTCACCTGCTCCGCAGGCCAAGTCTACCTCGGCACCGCCCGCTTGTCCCCTGAGACCGTGCGCGACCTTCTGGCCCTGTTCAACCGTGAGCGGGCTTGGGTTCTGGTCGATGATCTGACCGAAGCCGCCGACGAAGCGGGCGTTCGAGTATTTGAATTGGAGCCCGCCGATGCGTGATTTCCACTGGTACCTCCGCGAGGTCATCACCCTCGCTTCCTTGGCCGGATGCGTCTGGCTGCTCCTGATCTGGATCGCCCCCGCATGACCCGCACATCCTACCACGCCGTCACCAAATCCGGGACCGTCGTTTGCACGTTCGAGACCATGGCCCACGCGGTTGAGTGGACGCAGAACCGCCTTCACGTTGTCCCCGGAATGTCCGTTCGCAGGGTCGAAACCCGCACCACTGAAACAACCGTCTGGCCGGAGCCCGCGAAGCTCCGCGCCGTGGCTTAGGAGGCCGCATGTTCGCTCAATCCGAAAACATCGCCGCACTGTCCGCCTCGCTCGCCAAGGCCCAAGGCCAGATTGAGGGCGCCGTGAAGGGCAAGGAAAACCCGCACTTCAAGTCGAAGTACGCCGACCTCGCCGCCGTTTGGGAAGCCTGCCGGGAAGCCCTCACCGCCAACGGTCTCGCCGTGATCCAATCCCCCGGCCCGATTGCCGAGGGTCGGTTGGAGATGACCACGATGCTGGTTCATTCGTCCGGCGAATGGATCAGGGGCGCGCTCACCATCCCGCTCGGCAAGGTGGACGCCCAGGCTTATGGGTCCGCCGTGACCTATGCCCGCCGCTATGCGCTGGCGGCTTTCGTCGGGGTGTCATCAGCGGATGACGACGGGAACGAAGCGGCGAAGGCCGCGCCGAAGGCCAACGGCAACGATCCATGGATCACGCAGGATCAGGCCGCCGATCTGGTCGCACTCATGGATGAGGTTGGAGCCGACCGTGAGCGGTTCTTGAACCACCTGCGGATCGACACCCTCACCCGCCTGCCCGCCTCGCGCTTTGCCGATGCGGTCAAGGCCCTCGAAATGAAGCGAAAGGTCGCAGCATGATTGTCCAAGGCTCCCCCGAGTGGTTCGACGCCCGTCGCGGCAAGGTCACCGCCTCCCGCGTGGCCGACGTGATGGCCAAGACCAAGACCGGCTACAGCGCCTCCCGCGCGAACTACATGGCCGAACTGTTGTGCGAGCGGCTGACCGGGACCACGGCGGCGGGCTTTAGCAATGACGCCATGCGCTGGGGAACCGAGACCGAGCCCCAAGCCCGCGCCGCCTACGCCTTCCTGCATGACGTTGACGTGGTTGAGGTTGGCTTTGTCGATCACCCCACGGTCGCCATGAGTGGGGCAAGCCCTGACGGTCTGGTCGGCGCTGACGGCATGGTCGAGATCAAATGCCCCAACACGTCCACCCATCTGGACACCCTGCTAGGGGCTCCGATCAAGGGCTCTTACGTCACGCAGATGCAATGGCAAATGGCGTGCGCCGACCGGGCGTGGTGCGACTTCGTGAGCTTCGATCCACGGCTTCCCGAGGCGATGCAGCTTCACGTCACGCGGGTTGTCCGTGATGACGCAGCGATTGCCGAGGCCGAGGGCGAGGTCGGGCGGTTCCTGTCGGAACTGGCGGGCAAAGAGGCCGAACTTGTGCGCCGCTACGGCGAGCGGAAGGCCGCATGACGCCCGCCCCGATCCCCTGCCTGTGGACCGGAGACACGTTCGTTCCGCTGAAGGCGTTTGAGCGCAACGCCCGAGCCGCCTACGGCGCCGGCGAGGTCGTGACCCTGGTTCCCCATGAGGCGCGGTCGCAGGCTTCCCACGGCCACTACTTCGCCCGGCTGCAAGACATTTGGCAGTCCTTGCCCGAGGACCAGACGGCGCGATTCATCAACGAGGAGTGCTTTCGCAAGCACGGCCTGATCGCCACCGGCTACCGGGACGAGCGGTCAATCGTGTGCGCCTCAAAGGCCGAAGCCCAGCGCGTGGCGGCCTTTGTGAAGCCGATGGACGAATATGCCATCGTCACCGTCCGCGAGGCCGTGGTGACGGTCTACACCGCCAAGAGCCAGTCCATGCGGGCGATGGGGCGCGAGACGTTCCAGAAGTCCAAGGATGATGTCCTAGCGTGGGCCGAAGCCTTCATTGAGATCGACCGCAGCCAGGGACCGGGAGGGGTTAACAGCCCCTCCCGAGTGGCCGCGTGACCCAATCCCTCACCGGCGCCGGCTGGTACTTCTCTGCGTCTCACCGCGACCCGATCCGCCAGGAGTTGCACGGCCACTCCTACGAGGTCA